AATAACATGATAGCGGGTGATGTTTTTGGTCGGGATTTTGTCTGGAGGAACGACGTTGACGACCTTGTTGAACTTGGGGAACTTGGTTGCCGCCGCTTTTGTTGGGATTCCATAGGCTCTGATTAAGATTTCCTCTCTTGTTTTTCCAAGTAATGTTTGTTTTATCCGATCATAACCACCAAACGGATTATCTTGAGAGTGGAAGTAATGAATGGTTCCCTTGATGTTTTTGCATTCTAGGATCGTGGGGACGATTTCGTTGTTTAGCAATTCCGCCTCCCTGCTCTCAAGAACCTTAGCCCCATCGAGGTATTGCTTTATTAGCTCAGTATATCCAAAAATTGGAGTAAACGTAAGCATCATCTTGCTGTTTCTGGTCGCCAACCGAAATCTTAACGTATCAACCAGTTCAGGGCCACCAAGCATTTCGTCGCACCAAGTCCCAATGTTAAGCCACGTCGCTTCTTTAGATCCAAGCTCCGCTCCCTCTAAAATGGTTGAATTGTTTGCGAAGGCAGCGTAAGTCTTAAATGAAATGCGCGATCCGTTTGGCAAAATCAAAGAATTGTCAGTCCACCCGTTCTTTCTTGAATAAGAAAGATATGTGTTTTGACTTGTTTGCTTGTTCTTAAATTCCGCTGGCATCCAGTCATATACCGCCGCTTGTTGCTGCCGAATTGACACCTCGGCGTTTTGTGCAAAACAAAAGATGTCGGAATTTGGGTTTTCAATAGCCGCCTTGACTACAAAGTATGCACCTACTTGAGTTTTTGAACTGCGATTTCCACCGCTAATAAGTGCTTCGTTTCTTGTTTCAAGGCATTTCTCAAGTTTTTTCCAGTTTTCAAACTTCCACCCATATCTAAACGGATCTTTTGCAGCGTTCCGAATAGCCTCTTCACGAATTTGATGGAATTCCATCAACTCGCTAGCATCCATATAGGCTATTTCCTCATCCGTGGGAATAGCAAGGATTGGGTGTTCCGTCCATTTTAACATTTTACTTATCAGTCAATGATTTCAACATCAATGGCATCACCCTTGATCTTGCTGGCAATCCGAGCCTTTGCATCAAAAATCATTTTAGCCGCATCGTCAATACTAGCCCCCTTGCGGTGCTCCACGATTGAGGATGCCATTCCGGTCAGTTGAGCGGCTTTATCGGTAAGGATACCAACTGTTACCGCCAGCTTATCTGGGCTGATCTTCGCAAGCTCCTCGGGATTATCAAACAGTTGTTGGGAACGCTCAAAGAGCAGGTCAGTGTAATCCTGAGCCGCAATTGCGTATCGCATCGAGAATTCCTTGCGCTTTGTCTCCAGCGTATCGCTGTGACGCCATTGCAGCCCCCTGATGGTTTCTCTGCCAAGCCCTGTCTTCTTTTGGATATCGGTTATCCTCGCGCCTTGTGCGGCCAGCCATAGGGCCATTGCGGCCTTGTTTGGGGCATAGTGTTCGACGCAGTTTGAAGGATTCAGCTTTGCACGCTCCTTAACCTCAAGAAACCAAGCTGACTTGTCTTCCCGTTCGTCAACGTATTCCGCTTTTAGCTTTTCGTTTGGATCGTCAATCATTGGTTATTTATCTTCCCGCTGCATTTGACGCGATGAAGCCCAATAAATCAAGGGTGAAATTGAATTCGTTGTTTTCTTGCTTTTAGAGGATGGTGGCATCTCAATAATAAGTTCTCCATTGCGATTCATTCGTGATGGTTGTGGAACTAGATTATCTCGCAAGTTATAATACGAGTTGGGTCCATAAGGAACTGCAATCTCACCAGTCCATTGAATCTTATCACCTAGACGATCCCATGCAAATGTCCGATAAATACCGGATGTCTTATCAAGATTTCTCTTGCTGAACATTGGATTTGTTCCCAACTGCGACTCAGTAAGCAATCCTTGAACCGAGTTGATGAAGTTCTTCCTACGCTCCCAGTTCTTTGAATCTTTCTCTTGAAAGTATGCGTCAGTAGCTTGATTCTTTGCATGAAGTTGAGCAACATTGTCGATGTCATTCAAGATTTCGGCATGATTCATCTTCAACTTCTTAGCGATGTCGCTTTTAACTGCTTTTGCAATGTTCTTTTTGAGTTGAATCATGTCCATCCCAACAAGATAGAGTCTTCCGTTTTTAGTCTCAAACGAAATTGGAACAACATTATTTGCGGTGATTCCTTCAACTTGAACCGATCTACCTTGTTGCACTGGTTTATTCGTAAGAAGATACGATACTGGAGTCCCCATGACTCCCTGAATTGCTACTATTTCCGAAAAGTCACCCTTTGCAATAGCCCCACCCTCATCAAGTCTTTTAATTGCTGCGTCTGTCAGGAATCCAAATCCATTTCCATTGGAATCTGGATTTAGAACATTTTCTGGAAGCGGATTTCCACTGCGAACAGTCTCCTCATTCGCCTTTCTGATTTCCTCGCCTCCTTTATAATGCTTTGGATTTGAAGATGGTTCATCCTTAATAATTGGATGCTTTGGAACCTGCTTTGGCATACCAGCCGATTCGCGATACATATTGCGGATCATTGCCTTAACCTCTGGAAGCTCACGCATACCATTAGCAAGCAGACCAGAACCCATCACCATGCGACCAGTTCCATCTGTTGCTCCACCTAGTTTAAAGTGAAGATTCTTAACGATTGGAGTTGCTGCCATTGTGGCTTTGAACGCACTTTCAATGCTGCGTCTAAGCGGAGTCTTGCTTGATGCCTTATACAGCTTTCCAGCTCCAACGTCTTCAAATAGTGTTTGAGCACCATTATCCGTGAAGTATTCAAGTGCAGCATCATTAACATCAATACGAGGCAATCCTTGAGAGTCTAGTCTAGCGTTGTATTCATCCCAGAATTGCTTGAATTCAGGATCAAATTTCCCATCGACACTCCTTACCAATCCTCCTTTTGTCTCATTACCAAGCATCAACTGCTGAACTGATAAGTCACTCTGGTTCTTAAATTGAATTCCATGAAGTGCTTCGTGCGCGGCAGTAGCCTTTACAATACTTGCTCGATCATTGTAATTGATCGTTGCTGTCTTATTTACAGGATCAAACTTACTGTTTCCATCCTTAACGAACTGCCAAGAATCAAAGACTCCAGGATAAGCGGCATCAACTGATGCGGCAAATTGTTTAACGTCTCTAAATGGAACAGATTCAAACTGCTGGAATGCTTCAGGACTTGCCTGCTTTACCTTATTCCTGAAATTATAAAACTCATTCGTCTTTACTCGGTCCCAGTTATTCTTGTTACCAATAAGTCTTCCGAATGATCCAAAGACTAAGGCTCCAGCTCCGGCGCGTTTCATCGCGTTCTCGTCAAGTCCTTGAGAGTTGATAGCCTCATACAAGGTCATTGCAGGTAATGCTTGGGCAGTTCCTTTTACTGTTCCAGCAACTCCGCGGGTAATTGGCGTGGTGTAATCCATGAGTCCTCCAAATGCTTGTGTCATACGACCAGCACCTTCGTTTGCTGCAACCCGCCTCCAAAACGGCGAACTATTTGTAAGCTGGAGCATTTCATCACCAACGACGTTTGCAAATCCAGCAGTCTTTTTGAGCAATGGGGCAGCCACAAGACTTCCGAACCTAATCCCACTGTATATTTTGAATCCAGTTCCAAGACTCATTATGTTCGCTGCATGAAGAAGATACGGCAATTTCCCAACACCAAGACCTTTTTCAATAGCTTTTAGTTTCTTGTTGGTCCAAAGGAACCCGTTTCCTAAAGTATCAGCAGCATCTCCGAGCTTCTTGACCGTCGCACTTCCCGCTTCGCGAGCCATCATACTTGGTGCATTGATGTCATCAATTTTCGATGAGGCTTTCTGAAGCACTTCTTGATTCACCTTGATACCATCATTAAAAAGAGCCATCCGATCTTGAGATGTCTTGATCGTTCTCGAAAGATCATCAAGTTGCGACTTTGCAGCCATCGCCTCTTTAGTGTTTCCAACCAACAAAGCATCGTCTATTCTTTTCTGGACAGCAGCGGCACCTGAAGTTGCTTCTTCAATAGTCTTGCCTGTAATAGCAGCCGCTTCATCAAGTTTTGCAAGCTGCATTCCAGCCGTCTCCGCTTTCTTAGCTGCGCGGGCTACTCTTTCGGCTTTCGCTAAGTTTATCAACTTGCCAAATGCAGCCGTTCCACCAGTAAGAGCCAATCCAACTGGGTCACCAAGCATACCACCCGCAGAATAAGCTCCGTTCATCACATTCGTGAACTCAGTATTGCCTTTTACTTCTCCTAGTTGGTTAACAAAATCATTCTTAGCTGTCGCAAAAAGTTTAGCTCCATCATCGGCTCCGGAAATGGCATCCATGAGATTCGCTGCCGTGGTTTCATCAGCAGCAGCTCCTCTGGTAGCAACTTGAAACTTTGACCACTGATCATCTATTTTTATTTGACCGTCGGTAGCTCCAGCAAGCTTTCTTGCAGGATTGATGATATTCTGGTCAATAAACGCACCAAGTTTTCCAGATGAAGTAACAGCCGTTTCGGAAGCACCTTCAGCAGCTTTTGCAAGAACGGCAGCACGTTGCTCCCCTGTGTATCCTTCTTTTGGATTCACAACCTCACCGAGGGCTTCCATTAAGCCGCCTTTCTTTATGATCTCTCTTTGTTCAGGAGTGTATTGTGGTAAAGCGGATGTAACTCCAATAGCTTTAGCCATCCCCCCAACAGCTTTAAAAATATCAAGAATAGCATTACCTTCATCTTCAGGTTTTGCATTCAGCTTATTATCATCCTTGATTCTCCATAGTTCAAAACTCTTCAGGACTTCAGGATCGTTTGGATCTAGTGTGCTAGTAAAGTTTGCGATCTTTGACGTGGGCAAAAGGTCTTCAGTTGGAGTAATGAATGCCTCACCTTTTTTAGTAAGCGCACCGTTTTTGATTAGTCCGCGTTCCTTCAGCAGCAAGTAATCACTTCCAAGCGGAGTAGCATCTCCATTTGAGTCAAGCAATCCACGAGCCACCATTCCCTCTTCAGTGTTGAACTCTGGGGCTTGATATTCAGGTGCAACAATACTAGGATCAATTAACTCAAGCTCTCTCCAATTTGGCGGCTTAGCAGCTTCTTTCTGTGCTAGTAGATTATTTTTCTCGTTTTCAAGATATTCAAAAAGAGCACCTCTTTCAAGCTTGCTGATTTTTTGTGATGTCTGCTCGTCCTCTTGATTTTCCATTTTATCTTTTGAGTTCTTGCCTAAGCAGTTCACCCTGTTTCTTTGGTTTTGATGCCTCTTTAGTTACTGACTTTATGGTTTGTCCGAAAGCATCACGAACCTGCTTCAATTCTTCAAGGTCTTCATTTAGATAGCTTCTCCAAATTAACTCATTATCTGTTTCCTCTGGAGCAACTCGCTCTTTAAGGAAGGAGAGGTCAGTACTAGTTACTGGAGCAACTGCTCTTGCCCGATCCAAAACCTTATCCGTGCTCAAGGCATTAAGGTCTTTCATCAGCTTTTGGTTTTCCTCAGCCCAGCTAAATCCCATTTCGGAAGCGATGGCGCGTGGAAACCTAGCTGCTGGTTCGGTTGCCCCGACAACATCTGAGATGTCTTTTTTGAGCAATCCTTCAATCTTGGAGATTTTGTTTTCCACTGCTCGTTTCGCCGCTTCAGATTCAGACATTACCAGCTTTTTCTTTTGTTCCGATTCCCTTTGTTTTATGGCTTGTTCTTCTTGTTGGAACATTCTGGTTTGCTCCGCTTGTTTTTCAATTAGCGGTTTTCGGAAAAACTGAACTGCCTGTTCTGGCTGTCCTGTTTGAAACAGTTTTTCAGCCGCCCCAATTTCTTCGGCACTTACAGCAAGACCAGCCGCTTGCCTTTCCTTCAACACAGAAGCTGCTTCAATTCTACCTGCTGCTAGCTGAGCATCACGTTTTGCTGCGTCTTCTGGATTCGGTGTTGCTGAAGCCCCTTCTCTTTTGAGGTTAGCCCCATAGAACTGCCCTAGATTTTCAAAATCACCCAATATTGAAGGATCTTTACTTTGAATCTTTTTTAATATGGTTTGCTCGAAAACATCAGCAGCATCATTAAAGTTTTGAGCGCGAAGAATATCAATTTTCTGCCTTGCATCATTAACAGCTCCCCTAATAGTTGAATTAGGAGAGAGCAAGCTTGTAAAGTCGGTAGCCATTATAAATTAGTTTGATATTAGAATACAACTTCTGTTGGTGCATTTCCACCAGAAGCAGGTGTTGCAGGCTGAGATGGTTTAGCAGCAGCGCGATCAGCCGCAGCTTGTCTGATGTCCATTTGCTGCTTTTGCAGAAACATATTCAATAGGTTGTCAATCTCGCCAGATACGCTTGACGCATTCAGTCCCTGCTCGTAAAGACTTACGTTAGGATCGTTGAACATAGCCTTCTGTGATTGAAGCTGTTCAGCGAGTCCGGGTATCTTGTCTCCAAATAGATTGAGGACTGAGTCAATTCTACTCTCGGCAGACTTCTTCAACGCATTGATTTGCGATGATTCCTTTTTCTTATTTGTGTATTCTTCAGCAACACCTTTGATTGTTGATCCAATGTCAGAACCAAGATTTTGCATGCTCTGACCTTGAATGTCAGCAGCGCGGGTAAAGCCTGAGTAGTCCTGAACGAACAGGCGTGGGTCAACGGATGATCCTAGTAGTGCCATGATATTATTTTCCAAGTCCGAGTGCTTTAAATCCAAGGCCAGCAAGTGATCCTCCACCAGTCATCGGTGCCATAAGTGCCGCTCCACCAATGCTCCCAAGCATTCCCATCATCCCAGATTGCCGAGATGCTTGCATTTGCGCGTTTGCCATTTGAGCTTGAAGTTGATTCTGCCTTTCGGTTGCGCCAAGGTTAAGTCCCATGTCTGGGTTAATCAAGCCCGGAGTTCCTCGTCCAATTTGTCCCATGCCAGAAGCAAGCATTTGCTGTCC